TTTTTAGTCAAAGCCCAAAAAAAAATTATTTTTGTAGAATGCGCAGTGAAAGCAAACGCAGGTGGGTCGTATACTCTGCAGGGTGCAGATTATATTGAATGGACCGGCTCATTCCGAGCAGACTCGACGCTCGAAGAGCGTACATCGGAGGTGCAAATCTCCATGTCGGTCCTCGATCCGGCAGTCAACGCGTGGCTCGAATCTGTCCTTTATGGGACTGCTTCGATCTACTGATGTTGACGTATTAGAAGGATTCTTCTAATGCCACATTGGAAAGATGTACTAATTGTATTAGTACTCACCGGAGGCCTAGTGATAACCACAGGCCTTGTCGTCAAAGGAGTTACTCCATGGCAAATCGTAAGACCGGAAGCAGGTTCTTTAGGACCTCCTTATCCGGTTTATCGAGGCTCAATGACCTGATCATTGACTCTGTGCTGTCACTTTCAGATGAAGTCGTTTCTTACGAATATCTGAAACGTGTATTCTTGAGCAAATATTGTTCTCAAGATACAGCTCCTCCTGTTGTCCGTCGTCAACGGGCCATTAACAAATGGCTCGCTACTGAGCGAAACAACGAGGCAACTAATGATCGAATTTTAACCACACCTGCGGACTATAATATTCTTCCGCGGGTGCGATTCGATGATTTTGTTGACAAAGTCCGTCAGATCATTGCGAGTATTATTGGTGAAGTCCCCCCGTTCGAGTCACTTATTGGTGACTTTAGTGGTGGTGCGTCAACAAGTCGTACTCGAGCTTCAAGCCACCCGGCTTTGAAGTTCCTCGGTAAGGCAGACGTTACGCCCGCTGCAATGGACATATTTCTCGATTTACTCGATGATATGCCATTGTGGCGTCAGCAGAGGGAAGAGACTGAGAGTTATCTCAATCTCGTTCCTGGTAACGTACTGTTTACTGTTCCAAAGAACCATGACATTGATCGTTGCGCTTGTAAAGAGCCCGACCTTAATATGTTCATGCAGAAGGGACTTGGCGATTATATTGCTAAGTGCCTTCGTCGAGTGGGGATTGATCTTAACGATCAATCAAAGAACAGGGATCTTGCCCGCGAGGGTTCGATCAATGGTCTTCTTGCCACTATCGATTTATCGAGTGCTAGTGACAGTGTGTCCAGTGGACTGGTAGAATTACTTCTACCTGACATCTGGTTCTCACTTTTGGACTCCATTCGAAGTCCTGTGACTATCATCGATGGCGAAGAACATACCAATGCCATGTTTTCATCCATGGGTAACGGATTCACGTTTGAGCTAGAGAGTTTAATATTCTATAGCATCGCTCGTGCGTCCGCTTATTTCATGGGTGATAAGGGTTATCAGCGTGTACGGCGATGATATCATCATTCCCGTTTCGCTCTACACTGAGTTCACTTACGCTCTTGAGTATTTGGGCTTCTCGATTAATCTCGATAAGTCTTTTGCTCAAGGACCGTTTCGTGAGTCATGTGGCGGTCATTACCATAATGGTATTGATATTACACCGTTCTATCTCCGAGCACCGTTACAAGATCTAACGGACGTTATCCACATTGCGAACCAAATTCGCATCTGGAGTCTGACTAATGGTTTTACCATTAACTCAGGACGTCTACAATATGGTGTGTTAGATCCGGTATTGCAACCCTTGTGGGAAGCTCTAGCCGAACGTGTTCCGGAGTACTTGTGGGGTGGAAATGACCCCGGCCGTGATGCTCTAATCACTGAGCACGAACCTCGAAAAAGGCTCGTACTTGCTGAGAAGAAGCATGATACCGGACTCGGTGGATATCTCCACTGGCATTCCACAAGTTGGAAGAGGACATCCTATTCAATAGGAAACGAGCTTGTGCTTTCTGAACGCTCTACGAGCCTCGGAAAGTATCGACTCC